CTCCGCCACTTAAATTTCCAACGGTTGCTGTTCCGCTTGAGGCGGAAAATGTATAGAAATCAGCGTCGGGGTCACCGTCGCTGTCAGTCGGAACGGTTATGGAATATCCACTAGCAGATTCTATAACGGCTTCTGTAAACCCATCAAAGGCTTCAACGGATCTAAATCTAACTGTGTCTCCTGTAGACCTTCCATGGCCTGGTTCATTAACGGTTATAATTGCCGATCCGCTGGACCCAGATCTAAAGGCGTTTAGAGGTAGAACAGCAGCCACCTCCGGTTCTGTTCTTGCTGGCCGGCTCACACGCAAAGCTTCTGGATCCGCCCTAACTCTCTTTGGCGCTAGTTGAGGCTGTTTCGATTCATACTCGTCAGGTCCTACGAGCATTCCATTCCATTCTATAAGCATACGCCGAAGAGGGTATGCTCTACCGGAACGGTCGGATACTCCTTTTGCATATTTTCCTGAAGCGTATCGAGACATTTTAGATACTTAACGACGAGAAGCTGGGAACCAAACGAAGACCTGTTCTTTCGCTATCCTCTGACGCGGCTCTTTGAAACTCCTCATCATAAATAGCTTTCAAAAATTGGATTCTGTCCGGAGACCTTTTGATAGCAAGATAGTAGGATAACCCAGCTGTTAAGCACGGTAGAAAACGAAAAGGAATATCCGGATTGTTTACACCAGCATCGGCGTCTTGGATTCTTTTCACCCGATAATAAATTAACTGATCCGTGGAGTTTTCCGGAGACGGCCAAAGGCTAATTCTAGGAGTGATCTGACGGTCAATATAAAATTGAGATGGACGACCCTGTGTGGTTTTGTCAGGCGTATCTATGTAATCGCCTCTGCTTATTCTACTAATTCCTATATCAGATCCGCTTCGTCGTACCACAGCCTCGAGAATGTCAACCGTAGCCTGCACATCAGCTAAACTGGGATCAGCCGAGATAGTTGTAGAAACGCCAGACTCATCGCTTGCTGCGCTTGTAATGGTCTCTCCGGCAGTGAATGAGCCAGATGGAATAGTGATTGTTATGGTAGTAGAACTAGGCTTTGATATAACTTGAGCCGTTGTTCCGCTAGCTGATCCGGTTATGGTTCTTCCGACAAGAAGATTTGTTGAAGACCCAACCGTAGCCGTTATTACTCCCAGAGGATATGTGGCTACGGAAGAGCTCGTAGAGTATTGAGCAAGGGACTGCGTGATCTCTTCAACAGTCCATAAATTAAGACCTCTATTTGCCCACTCTGCGAATAAAAGGTTTAAAGATCGACGCGCTGTCTTAGCGTCATACCCTGTTCTGAACTCTAGACCACAACGTTCAAAGGCCTCTTCGGTTATCTCGGCCATGTCTAGGTTAAAATCAACCGAACCAGAAGTTGCCATAATTAATTCCTATCCAAAAAGAGCCAACCGTACACCAACAGCTAGTTGACCTAGTATCAAAATACCTACACCCCACAGAATCCTGGTAATGAGGTCAAGAGACTTCTGAACGTGATGAAGATCATTCGTCTTTATGATATGTATCCTCTCCGAGAGGAGCTTTATATCCCCCTGTATCTTGACAAGCTCTAGCTCATTCTTTCTGTCAAGATTATCAGACATAGCACTTAGTACTGCTTCAAGCAGTGTAGAACAATCGAGTACGTGTCCCCGGCTGTGTGTCCTACCGTAGTAAGTTGAATGTCTCCTGTATTGCCGCCAGCGGCTGCAACATTAGGAAGACCGCTCATGTCTGAATAATCCAAGGTGTCCGAATAATCTGCGGGAAGTTGCGCTGCGATAACATCCGTAGTCGCATCCCAAAGAAGTTTTACTCCCATACCCACATTGGCGAAAGTTATCTTTTCAATACGAACTTTCGTGCAAGATGTTCCATCTTGCAGCGAAGAAAGAGCAGAAACATCTATTTTAGTAACCGCAGCTTCGCCGTTTCCGTCACTAGTGTTCGTGAGATAAAAGATCGCTCTTTTAGGGCCGTCTTCAACTGTGGTAACCGTTACAGCATCAGCCATATCTGGATTCTCCTACGTAAGTAAAAGGCAGGGAGAATAACTCCCTGCCTAAACCGTCAGCCATTATCAAAATCAACATTCATACCAGTAATACGAATCCAAATTTTACCCGCTGTATACGCAGCGTCTGTTACAGCACCTTGAGTGAGGTACACGAACTTCTTAGACAAGGCGGCCATAATAGCACCAGAATCAACAGCGTTATAGTAACCTAGAGTCAAGTCACCGTTGTTCATCATTACAGTTGATGCCGAAACCGCAGCACCAGAAGCAGTAGTTCCTGTAGCAGAAATAACCAAGTTAATGTCTGGGTCACCACCAGTTGGTACTTCTACGCAACCAAACTCAAGAAGAATAGGAATACCATTAACTTCTTTAGTAAGCTCTGCAATGTAAGCGTTTGCATCCGTGCCATTACCAATAATTCTATCAACCGTTCCAGAACCATCAAAGCCACCATGAAGGTCAATGAGGATTGAAGTTACAATGGTTCCACCAACCTTATTTACAAAAGTGTTGATGGCTGCGTCTGGAATACCAGAACCATGAGCATTAGGGGTAATACCAAAAATGGTAGCACCAGTATCCAAACTAGCGTTATTGGCACCGGCAGCAGTCGCCGTTCCTGAAAAACCATTCGTATCAACAACATTGTTGATCCCAGAAGTGGCAACTGTCTGAAGCTCAAACTGCTTCTGCGTTACCGTTCCAGTAGTGGCATTTGTTGTAATCTGTTGAAAGCCGTTTTGGGAACGGACGGGACCGTTAAAAGTCGTATTAGCCATTTGGGTTCTCCTTACAAGAGTGTGCCCTAGAGTCTTTGTAAGCGTCTGCTGGGACAGTCGCTAGGGCTATGATTCCCAGAAATAAGTTGGGGGAGAGTTTCCCCTCCCCCTAGTCTTATGCGCCTTTGGATCCGTACACGCAACGAGGATCAGAGTAACCGTAGCTGTAACGCTCACGGGCTTTGAACCGAACATTGCCTGTATCAAAGTCGCCCTCCATCTTCGTAGACATCGGCATACGCTCAAAGTGAACGAAACCGCGAGGAGCATCCGTCTTAATGAAAAATGCATCCGTGTCCGTCAGATAGTGGTTAACAACATAACCCTGCGGGAGCATACCCATGTTACGCATTGCGTTAACATCGTTGTCCGCAGAACCTGGGCGAAGAGTAGACTCAAGAAGACGATCCGCCACAAACTGAAGTGCGGGAGGGATAATCAACTTCTGTCCACGAACCGAGACTTTAAGGCCGCGCTCATCAACAAAAGCTGCAATGTCAATAAGAGCATTCTCAAGGCTGGTTTCGTTCAGGTCAGCATCAGTGCTGGGCTCATTACGAAGCGAACCATTATTCACCAGGGGATGGTCAGTAGCGCAAAGCTCCTTACCATCGCCGCCAGCGAACGTGCTATCAAAAGCGTTGTTCAGCGTAGCTGCACCCTTCACCTGTTTGGTGTTGGCCATGCTGCGTGCCAAAGCTTTCGTATAGCGAGAGGCAAGGCGATCATAAAGATTATCCTCGATTGCTTCTTCCGTAATGGAGAAAGCAAGCGCGATAGTCTCATGCGTGTACCGTGCCGTATACGCTTCTTGGGCATCGTCAAAGGTAATCGCTGAACCTTCTTGCTTAACGGGTGCTGACCCAAAGCCTGAAAGCATTACTTCTTCTTCAAAGGCACGCTCTGAAGATTCAGTGTCATAGATTTCCGAAGACTCATCATCATACCGGGCATACTCAAGGCCAAAAAGGGCGTTGAGACCGGGCTCTAGCTCTTTCGCTAGTTGGGCTCTACTAATAGCCATTTTTCAATCCTCTCCTATACGCCAGTGGTTGAAGGTGTACCCGAAGCAATGGACCCAGTAGGTGCATTAAACGAGTTATTCAACCTAACAATTACGCCAACGCCAGCAGCTGCAAAATCCTCGTTCTCAGGATCTTCCTGCCAACCCATGACGCGAAGCGCCAACGAATTGGTAGTTGCCAGCGTACTAACAGCCAGACGACCCAAAGAAACGCCAGTAGCGTCAGTTCCCGTGATGCCCGTAGAAAGATTCGCGTTCAGGAAGACACTTGCACGCGCATTTGCCTTACTTGTCAGAGACGCATCAGATGCAATTAAATACAACTGATTTGGGTCATCGTTGATAAAGGCCTTTACGGGGTGGTTACTATCCGCTCCGGATCCAGGCCAGTAGTTACTAAACGTAGTTTTTCCAGTGACACTAGAGACATACTCACATCCCTGAAATACGCCCAGATGACTGACTGTACCACCGGCAGCGTTAGCCGTGTGATCGATAAACCCTGAAGCAAGAGGAATAACCAATTGCCCATGGTAAATTTTGTCAGTGTTACCGTTAGCGATTTCGTAAGGAGTATATCCCGTAAGGCCAGTGGAATTGGTTCCGCCACCTAGCTTAGAGATGGGACGAAGACCAAAGCTTCCATTACTGTTAGCCATTTTCTATCTCCTAGTCCTCGTTTTGAGGACCTCCAAAAGTTACACGAGATTGCCTATCAGGATTATTGATAGGCATTGCCGGATGCTGCTCACGAGCTAAGTCGTTATCAACAGCGGCCATTTGATTGCGTGTCATGCCACGAAAATGTTCGTCGCGTTCTTCAACAATCTCAAGAGGAATCCTTGCAAGTAAAAGACCACCTACGCCTATTACACCAGCATGTTTACCATCTTCAACGGTCGGGACCTCAAAGTCAGGGTATTCTTCACCACGTACCAGTTCCCATCCCTCTCGAGATCGTGCTGCTACGTTTTTGCGGTCATCAAAACCCATTACTTCGGACCTGATCCATCGATGCTTGTAACCATCTGGAGCGGGTGGTGCGTCCAACATGGACGGGGGCTTCCAAGGTTGCCTGCGTGCTTGCCCTGCACGATTTTGGTTGGCTCTCGGCGTTCTTGTAGACTTTTGGCGAGATGTGTTCTCAGTATTCATGGCTATTCCCTCACTTCACGTATTTTGCATATTCATCAAGAGGCACGTTAAGCTTCTTAGCTATAGCTACCTGAGATGGGGTTAACCGCACAGTTTTCCGTCCACTCTTTTTGCGGGATGCGGAAGATTCAGCCGACGCAACTTTTCTTCCCCCGGTCGATCTAGCCTTAGAATCAAACTTGTTTGGAAACTCGTTTCTAAGTCTACTATCAAGTTCAGTGTAGTATTCATCAGAAGATGGGTCAAACCCCTCATCTTCCACCATGCGACGATGGATGCCAAAAGCACCATATGTCATAACTTCGTCTTGACCGAACCAATCGTTGTCTTGCGCCCATCTCTCTGCTTTTGGGTCTGGGGCCGGGGCCGGAGCCGGGGCAGCTGCCGGAGCTTCTGCTTGGGATATTTCCTGCCCTTCGGGTTTCTCTCTAGCAACTCTAGAGTTGGTCTTTTGAACCGTTAGATCCGCTAAAGACTCTTGAGCGTTAACAATCGCATCAACATCACCCGTTTCGTGGGCTTCTTTAAGAATACGTTTAGCGGACTCAATCTCGGAAGTTACTCGTCCGTCGAACTGCTCCATGTAACCCCTGTCCAAGGATTCCATACGCTGTTTGAGGGACTCGTTCTCTTTACGAACGTTCTCAGCAAACTGAACAGCTGTCTGCTTCTGACGCTCTTCTTCACGATATTTTTTGGTTAATTCGTTGATACGGCTCTTAACACCAGAACTGTATTCATCTAGTTCGTCATCCGTTTCCGGCTGTACGCTTACTCCTTCAGCCGGTTTTTCCTCCGACTCTTCGGAAACATTTACATCAACCGAATTCTCTTCGGAATCTCCAACATCAATATCAGACTCAGTAGGCATGGCTTTTCTCCATGGTTAATTTCTTCTTTCTAAACGTGTTTAATGTCGTCGGGCTCTAGAATTGTGGCAATGACCTCATCATCGTTAATGACGCGGACCTCGCCCCCCTCAATCTTAAATCGGGATCCTGCGTATCTTCCAATACACACCCAATCGCCCTCGTTGCACCAATTGCGATCTTCATCGTCACCAAATTTAGACGAATCCTGATAAGCCAGAGGACCTACCTTTAGAACGTAGGCAACAACTGTCGCCAACGCTTCACGATCTCTAACTGCATCAGGAATAAGGATACCACCTTCGGTGGCAGCTTTGCCCATGTAAGGCATCACAAGTAAACGCCAGCCTGTGGGCTGCGGCAGTCTCTCTTTAAGGTTCTTACTTACAAGAGAGGGGTCGAGCACTTTCTCACTTTTATCTATGTATGCAGACGATTCGGCTTTCGGGGCTTTCTGGGACTCTAGTACGTGGTCTGGAACGTATAAAGTTTTGGTCATTCTTCCTCCGTGGATTGCAGGAGATCCTTGATCTCCCGTTCTGCGAACTCTAATCCCTGTAATTCTCCCACGAGATGTTTGTAAGACTCCATGTCTTTCGGGCTCCCATGGAGGATTGAGTCCTGGGTTAATTCTATGCGACTTTGTATAGCCCTTAATAAGGTATATGCAAACGTCGTTGGGTCAGCCATTCTTAAAAGCTGCCTTTAAAATCTCGGCCTTTAATGGCACCGCCCTTGGAATACTTGATAGGGCCGCGCTTCTCTTCTTTCATGCCGCCGCGTGTGTAGCCAAGAGTTTCGTCCATCATGCCGCCGCCCATGTAACCGGGCATATCCTGCATCATGCCGCCCATGTTGCGCCCCGTTTCCGGAGGCTTTTCAAAATAATCTCCAATGGGCGCCGGATCAGCTGCAACCACGGCAAAACCACCTTCAACTTCAATAACTTTTCCGGCCTTCTCTTCAGCAGCTTTTTCTGCGGCTTTACGAGTCTTATAGGTTGCTCCTCCATCAGGCATCAGAAAGTCCCCTTTCCACTGTTATCGTTATAAGTAAGGCCCTTCACTTGAATGGGAGGAGCGCCCTTGATACGAGCCATTCCGCCGTCAGCCATATTCATTTCATAACCGCCCATTCCTGGGGCAGGCATTGGCCGGCGCTTCATGCCACCCATGTTCATGCCTTCGGCATCATTCATACTCTTTGCCTTTTTCATAAGACCACCTGCCTCCTTTTTAGAGATGTCCATCTGATCAGACATCTGGTTAACCATTCTACTTTTAGCCATTAGAAGACCCTCACTTTCATCATCCCGCCACGGTTGGCACGTTTTACAGACTGTACCCTACGGGGTTTACCAGCAGGTTGGCCTAAACGTCTCTTTTGAGCAACCCTAGATTTCTTTTCAGACGCTGTTAACTCTCCAGAAGTTTTAGGAGTCTTCTTGGAAATACGTTTGCTGGGCCGGCAATAAGGCGTTCCTCTCTTCTCGCCTTTCTTCCTGCCGCAAGGTTTTCCTGTTCTCACATCGATCCAATCTTCCTTGAACCAACGTTTGAGCGCGGCGCCCTTCTTTGTCTTGCGGACAGCCATTAGTATATCTTAACTTTTTTCCCGCCGTGACGAGGCATAACTGCT